ACTCTTAATCAGGGTGTCCAGGGTTCGAACCCCTGGCGGTGCACTGGAAGGTCTTATGATTTAGGGAATCCTAGGTTGTAAGGCTTTTGTTTTTTATACAAAAATAGACACCCTATTAATCAGGGTGTCCAGGATTGTTTTAAAAAATCTTTTCATATCTCTGCAGATCATTATCAAATTCTCTTTTTAAACTATCAGGAACAATCACATCACGGTTATACTTTTCATCATGATATATATAATATTCTTCAAAATATGTTTTATCGCCATCTTTTACCGCAACACAATAACTTCCCAATTTAGTAGTCTCAACAGATGTTATTAATGTTTCCAAGTTATCTGATATAATACGCTGCTCCTGAATATATCTTTTCGTAACCCTACATGTAGCAGAAAATATAACAATATCCAATGCCAACAGAATTAATACACTAAATACAATTTTCATTTAGTTTTTCCTCCGATTCTTAAAAAATATTTCATCTAATTCATACAATCCGGACCCGATCAGCTCTTCTTGAGCTGCCAAGTGAACATAATTTTGTAAAATGGTATAAGAGGAATGTCCCATCAGAAGACGGAGCATTTCCATATTACCGCCATAATATAAATAACTGGTTGCAAACGTATGCCTTAAAAGGTGTGCATGCACTCTTTCCATTCCTGGGAGATTCTTTATATTTGCAAATAACTTTTTAATAGTGCTAATTGTTATTTGATTTTTATTGTACCGATCCAGAAAAACAATTCCGGATCTATTACCTAGATAATTATTAATACTTAATTTTAAGAATTCAGGAATCAGAACAATTCTTGACTTATTATTTTTTGAATTCTTAATTGTTAGGGTATTCTTACCAATACAATCTGACTTTAAATTAATTACTTCCTGACGCCGTAAACCACAATCTAAAAATAAATGAAATATACAGAAATTTCTTAAAGCCATTTCAGAATTAATAATATAATAATCAATGGCAGCGACCTCATCTTTAGTAAGCGGTATTACAATCTCACTATCATCTTTTGGCAGCTTTATACGCTGCGTAATATCAGTATTAATAAATCCTTCCTGGAACAGCCACAAACAAAACACACGAACAGCTCTATAGTAAGTATGCAATGATACATTCTTAATACCAGTTAAACCAAGATAGATTATATATTGCCTTAGATTGTCACTGGTAAGCTCCGGTATATTTAGGTTACTTATAGACAGCCATTTTTCAAACCTGGTTAAATTTTCCATATAGTAACGGATAGAATCAGGAGCTAAGTATGACTTACGCTGCATAATAAATTTCTGTATGTAAAATTCATTCATCTATAATTGACCCGTCAAAATCTTTCTGGTTGAGCTGCCGACTTCTTTTATACTTGTAATTCATGGCATGGTGAATATCATTATCATTTAACATGACCAGGTTATCCAGGAAGTCTTTTTCTACATCATCATCATTTAAACCTTTACCATAAAGAGAAAATGATATTGCACTATGTATATAACGCTTTTTCATAAGGTTATAATCAAGCTTCCTTGAATATTCCCTGTGCAGCTTCTCAGGTACTTTACTCTTCTTTACATCAACCTGTTTTGTTCTGCGTAAAGCTTTCCAGAAGTTGGTATAATCACACCGGCTTTTATTACTGTCTGTAGTAACATCTACAAGGCGGAGAGTATCGTGTGTAAGGTAATCTGTTATCATTCGCCTGTTATCAAGATAATCGTATATTCTTTTACACACACCATATTTTTTATTACGCTCATGCTTTATAAGACAATATGATTTTGTTCCTTTCCTGGTTGTCTGAAATTCAACATTCATAATAATAGTTATGCGAGGAGTAAGCAAATCAGCTAACTTTCCAACAGAATCAAAATTAACATTACCAGTTTTAGAAAGTTCATTAATATATTCATTACATTTATCTTTGTAAAAAACATTTGAGCCATATTCCGCATAATATTGCAGCCGGACAATATCAAGATATTTCCAATTACGCAACTCATACAGGTTAGACAATACATAATAATCATAACGGCTTATCATTTGATTAAAAAACCATTCATTAATAAACCAGGGTTTATAACCTTGCTCTATTACTTCCTTTGTTTTCAGATACATTCTTACAAAACACTTATCATTACGCTTTCCCAGAGAAATATAATCATTTTCATATTCGCTGTTTGGTTTGAATTGATATTGATAATTGATTCGCTTATAACGGCTTACCTGCATTTGACAGAAATTATCTATTCTTAAATACTTTTCAGGTGCCTGTAAATAATTTGTGTGCCAGCAATAATCAATTCTGTTTTCTTTTACTTCATGTATCTGCAGGTGATAGTATTTTGCGATTGCATTTATAACACGCATGGAATATTCAAATGCAGCATTAACACCCTGTAACCATAATGGTTTAGATCTAAGCTGTACAAGAATTTCACTTGTAACATCAGATGGAACTCTGGTTGCAATAAAAATATCAAATGTATCAGGGGAAGTTATGCAATTATTATAATATCCGGCAAAAGAACGGTTACTGTATATTAACTGCATATCTTCCAATCCGGGCAATGTCCAATCAATATTTATATCAATTGCTTCAGTATCAGCTAATTTCTGCATATCTATACGAAACTTCTTTACATATGGATCTGCGGAATCTTTCATAAAGTCATTCACGAAGCTCACAGAATAATAGAATGTATCAATATTATGCAGGAACTTTTTTTCCTTCCTGAAGAACCAAAATTGATTCTGCTGGTTATCAAATTCGTGTTCAATAAAACTCATTTTTCCCCCGTTCTCAAAATTTACTAAAAGGGCTATTTCAGTAAATTTTAAAATGCTTATTTTTGCCAGTATTTATCTATATTTTGGGTGAATTTTGATTGTATTTTTAAACCACCCATTGGATATCCGGTGGTAAGCCTGTTTTTCGCTCATGGGTCCCCTTAATCCCCATTCGCAACCAACAGGCTTACACCGCTATTCAAATGTCTGGTAACTATCATATATCCTATATAATTTCTTCCTGGCATGAAAAAACTCCTGGCCGACTTTCTCTTTCATTGGATACCATATTTTTACACTTACAAAGGTACGCCCGCCCATAGCCAGATTAAGCAGCATACCCTTAAGACCGAAATTTGATAATTTTCTATGTACATATTCATATTCAATAAGGCTTCTGATCTGTCTGTCTATCATTCGATCAAACTGGGCAACAAGAACAACCGTATAACCAAAATGTCTGTGCTGTGTAAAAAAGGACAGCCATTTATTACGACCTGAAGCACTCCATTCCCTGGCATTAAACATTAACTGACATTCGTCTATTACCAGCAATATGGCATCTTCTTTTACTCTCTTTCCCTTAAAATAATCTTTGCTGTATTGTATTAGGAATTCAGGGGACAGCTTTTCATTAGGGCAGTAAGTAAAATATTTCCGTCCTTTGATATCATGGGCGACATCGAAATTACATATAATAGGTCTTCCTCTCTGGAGTCCATGCAAAATAACATCCGCGGTATGCAGACTCTTACCAGAGCCGGGAGTACCACTATATAGAAATATCATTCAATAGCACGAATCCAGCGCATTATTACACTGTAAACATAATACACACCTACCGCGACAAGGTATGCAGCCATTACAACCAGACAATCTTTAACCGGGAAAAACCAGTTAAGATATCCAAGCGCTGGAAGATCTTGAAATGAATCAAAAAATTTAAGGAAAGGGCTTACAGGTAACACCTTCAGAAGCTTCTCCCAAAATTGAGTAAATAATTCCATAGTTAATCCTCTTTTAATACATACTCAAACATATAATAAACACTTAACAAAAATATAAAATTTGCAAAATCTTTTTGGTCTACTAATACACTGTTGAGCTTACCAGAAAGATCTTTTTCAAGATACAACATATAAAATAACCTCCTTAATGCTTAATAAGTTTATTGGTTACAAATGCAAGTCCGACACAGAAACCCAATAATTCCATTTTTCTTAAAATAGCAGCCACTGTATCAAACATTGCAAAATCAATTTCAATAGAATATTCAGGAATCCCGAAACTATTTTCAGTTATAACCGGGATTGTAAACTTAGGAGCAACCGGATCAGCAGCCAGACAGGAAAAGAATCTGTAAATATCAAATGGTATACAGAAAGGGAATATATCTGTTACTTTGATTTTGTATTTATCCAGGTCCTCATCTTTGGTATCGGTACCTACATCTGGTTTAGAATCTTCTTTTGCTTCATCTTTTTCTCTTTCTTCTGCTTTGGTTATTGATTCCGTTAAAGCCTTATCATTTTCTTCTTCCCTGGCTGCAACTCCAGTTTCAGTTAAATCTCTATCTATAACTTCATCATGAGCAGGAACATAAGTAACATCACATATATCAATAACAGTTCCTGCAGCACTATCTGATATATCATTTCCAACTCTTGTAATATCAAAAGGAATACTATCCTCATCATCTTTATCTCTCACATATACTTTAGTACCTGCATATGCTTCTCCAGAAAAATCCATTGCTACATCAGACATTCCAAAAGGTATAATAGTAGTATATGCGGGAGAAGAATTCATACTAACAGTATTTACAAAACTATTAACCTCAGAAAATGAAGCAGGCTGAAATGTTATAAATTCATTATTAAACCTGAAACTAAAATCAGATCCTCCACTTGCATAATATGTCATAAGTCTTCCTGCAGTATTACTGCTTGTTAATGCTGCACCTGACGAATTTAAAAATTTATAACTAAAGTAGCTAAACTGATAACTATATTTATTTAGCTTGACTGTTGTACAATCATCAGGAACATCAACAAGCCAATACTCAACTGCATCTGCTCCGGAAGACTTAAATATCTTTATTGCAAGAGCGTATTTTGTTCCAATATCAGAAATTTTTTCAATGTAATCACATGGAATACTTGATATTATAGTATTTTTTGATTCAAGAAATATTTCCTTTGCATTTGAAAAGTAATCATAATATGTATTGCTGGTATAATAACTGACCATATTATCAAAATCATCACTATTGACAAATTTAAACCATGACATATTAGACAATTCACGATATCTGATTACATTTCCTATAGTATTATCCCATAGGGCAGAAGCTGTATTATAAAGAGAATTTGATATATGAGTCATCCAGTCAAAGCACAACATAACAAGACAGGAAAATGTTCCAGCCTGATCCCATTGTTCTAATGAATAATGAGAAGTATATACACCGTTAGCAATACACCTTTCTATAAAAAGATTTAATGGACAATGAAAACTATCAGAACGGCCTGTTTTAAAAGGATTTGTATTTATATAATTTTCATCTAACCATTCACTATAAGAAAGAGAAGATCCTGATTGATCATATTCCTTTCTGGTATATATATTTCTTACTTCAAGATATTTTTCTGAAGCTGACATACTATCCCAGTTTTTTTCAAGCTTAGCTTTCCATTTATCACATTTTTTTTTCAGATCAGCATCCATCCATGTATCGAGCATTGCAGCATTATCCTTCCATTGCTGCACTAACCACTCTGAAAACTCATGTAAAGCGTGAGCCTGATTTTCTTTGTTTTTTGGACTAAAGCCGACAAGCTCCAAAGCCCAGGAAAATATATCTACAAATGGATCACCTGTTAATACAGCAGCTTCTACTTGTACAGGCTTTCTATAATCTGTATATATAATGCAGCTCATCAGCGTTACTATCAGGAGCGGCACTATTAATATCTTCTTTATTCTTCTATACATTAATACCCCCTTATATCAAAAAAGAGGACATTTCTGTCCCCTTCATTGATTATTAATCCGACAATTATTAAGCCTTTGCTGTAACTCTCTTAAATGTCTTAATTCCATAAGCCACAACAAGACCAGCACCAACTAATGGTAAAACAATAGGTACAAGCATTGCTATCATGCTCATTGAATCACTTACCATTGTTTCAAATGAGCCTTTCATGGCTTCTGTTAAGGTTTGCATTGTTGAAGAACCTTCAGCAGCACCAGCGACCATTGACATTAATCTCATATTTTCCTCCCTTCTTCTACGCTTTAAGTATAAAGATAGAAATTCTTTTTATAAGCAATCCTATAACATTAGAAATGAATCCAAGCAAAAGACCCAGTCCCAAACCTATAGGAAATACTTCCAGTAATACATCTTTCATTAAATCACTCCAGCTGTTTTAAGTATGTTAAATACTGCAATTCCTACCAGTATCACCACAACAACGCCCATTATAATGAAAGGTCGAATCTGTTCTGATTTCATTAAAGCCTCCTTAATATACAATCTGATATAAGTACACCTGCAACAACCATAAGACCAAAGAAAACAATTAAATCTCCATATGTAATCTGCGGGGTAATTTGTGCAGCGTCATCAACAGTTTCTTTCTCGGTAGTTGTTTCCTTGGGTGTTGATGTTTCCTCCGCTGCTATGGAGCTTGTTTCTTGTTCGCCTTCTTCTACAAGTCGGATATAATACAGATTTGCTACATCAGATTTTGCAATAAAATTCGTTCCTTCATGCACAGTTACTTTTAACAGTCCGTTTTCTGCCTGTACATTCTGCTTTGATACTTTTACATATCCATTGAAATTATTATCAAATACTAATGTTAATTCTGCATTTGTTCTGGCTTCAAACTGTATTAATGTACTGCTTTCCATTTTTAATGCAGTTGTCAGTGTTAAGCCGTTGTATTCAACAGAACCCTTTCCTGATGTTGTCTTTCCGGTTATTGTAAAATAACTGTCAGTTAAATCTTCTGTTGTAAAATTGTGTGTATATTCTTTCCCTGTTCCTTCCGCTCTTGTGTCTGTAGGTTTAAGTATAAATGCTGTTACTGCCAGTAATATTATTGCCAGCGTTTTAATTGCTTTTCTCATATCATGCCTATCATGCTGAGGAGCATTTTAAAAAAAGCTAGTATTTTTTCAAAAATCTGTTCCATGATTACCCCTTTCAGTTTTCTATGCCGTCCGCTATCAAGCCGGGCCCTAGTCTTTGGGAAAAGCGTCCAAAGCCTACGCCCATGGGTTCCCGCCCGGCTTGATGACCGCTAGGTTGTGAGCCTGCGGCGGTCATTAGGAAAAAGGGCGGCGGTGTGCGTCTTTACTTCTGTTTTGTTGCCGCTGCTGTCTTGGCTGCTGTTTCTTCTGGTGCTGCAGGTGCTTCTGTCTGAAGAAAATCAAGTTTCTTGATAACAAATACATTTTTACCGCCGCTTGATTTCATGCCAAACACGGCATCTGCATACGCTGGAAGACCCTGCGTCTTAGCAATCTCATAGAATTCCTTAGGCATTTTTTCCTTTGCCGGGATATATCCGACCTCTCCGGTATCTTCATCAAACTGTGTGCGTGATACATCGTCTGTTATTACATAATGCATTGCACAACCGGATACACGCTCAAGGCTGCCCTCTGGTATCATGTCGTAAGGTTTTGCTACTGCCAGCACTAAAATTCTTGTTTTCTGATTCATGTTTTTTTCCCTTTCTAGGCTATCTTTTCAAGCAGGAGCCGCCCTCACACTCCCACGACATAGCGGCGGGCAATGCTATTGCCCTTGCTATGTTTCGAATTCTACTTCAGAGCGTTTCCTGCGCTCTTCTGTATGGGGGATAGAATCATGTCGAAAATATATGAACGAATATAGTCGCGTCTGTACCAGAGGTTGTTATATCGTATCTGTTCCTGTTTGCTGCACTTCAGAAGGTATTCATTCGTATATATCTGAAGCTCAGCTTCAACCTCTTTGTATTCCTGTACATACGCTGCTGTGATGTCAGGTATTTCAATTGTCATTTTCTGCCTCCTGATGTTCACACTCATTACTGGCAATTTGTATATTAATCAAAAAAAACAATACCTCATATTTCGCTAGAAGCTTACAGTCTATATCGTCAAGCTTTTTTAGATAATCGTGACCCTTCATTATTTCCAAATTACAAAAAAGACCGTCTTTTACAGCATTAAGATCTTTAATCTGTTGCATTAAGTCGGTCATTTTTTCATCAAATTCTACACATGTTCTTTTTTTCATAATTACACCCTTTCCCTTCACTGCTCCCGACATTGCAGGATTGCCAGCTACTTGATATAATATTTTGTTAAGATAGACATTTGCCGCCAACAGTAGCGGTGTTATGCGGCTTTTGTTGTCTAATATTTAAGTACATATGCATTATATTCCCACTTGTGAACTAAGTCAAGAAAAATATTCCCATTTGTGAATATAAATGAAAGGAGAGCAATGACAGTAAATGAAAGAATTTTTGATTTAATGGAGAAAAAAAACATAAAATATGCGGATTTAGCAAGATATTTAGATGTTAGAAACAATGTAATTACAAATTGGTACAATAGAGGAACTGAACCGCCTATAAAATACATTGTTCCCATATGTGAATTGTTAGGCGTTTCTATATATGAGCTATTAGATATACAGGATTGTACAGATAAAAAAATACTAGACGCATACTATGCAGCTTCATCAGGAACACAGGAAGCTGTTAGAAAATTATTAGATATACCTGAAGACCAGGACAAAAAGTCATTATCTTCAAAGATTGGATAAAGAAATATAGGGGGATAGAAGAATGAGCAATACACAGAAGAATTGGAATGACTTTTGGGATAATTATGAGCCATCAAGAAATGATATTGTATATAAAAATATGAACAATAAAGGAAGACAATCAAATTTCGGAATCAAACAAATATTAATAGCCTTTTTAGTTACAATAATAATATTAATGACAATATCAGTACCTGCAATTATAAATGAGTATTCAAAGCCAGAACAACAGCCTATACAAACAACAAAAGCTGATATAACATTAAATAACACATACAAAAACAAAGTTGTTGATAATGTAAATGGGAAAACGATGACTGATAATGTACATCTAATTAATAAAATTATAAAAGATGTATCTAAAGATATGCCATTATATACAGAAGAAGATTTCGATAATTTTATATTAGAAATTAAGAATGCGGATTTGGGAGGCTGCTACGATGAATATAAAGCAGCAGCTGTAAAAAAAGTAATGTTAGCGAGGTCAATAAACAATAGTACAGATATAAATATACAAAATGAGTTAATAGAAAGGTATAACGACATAGAATTATTTGACTATCTGGGAGCAGCATTTGATAAAGCAGATGTTGAATACTGGAGAGATGAAACAGAAATTCATTATAAATATAAAGAATAATTTTTTACTGCAGTAATATATTGATAGTATAATTATATAACAACAGTACCAAACTCTTAATCAGGGTGTCCAGGGTTCGAACCCCTGGCGGTGCACTGGAAGGTCTTATGATTTAGGGAATCCTAGGTTGTAAGGCTTTTATTTTTT